TAAGGGGTAAATCCTCAACTATATCTTTATCCACACTATAATGCCCTAATGCACCACAAAAATTACAGTATTCAATACCAATATCATAGTCCAAAGTCGTTGTATTAGCCTTATGTTCACACAATTTCTTCATAACTTTAGCTTCTTGCTCACGATTGAACCAGCCATCTGAAATAGTTAAATCTTGCATTGTAGCCTCCTTTATCGTCTATTTATATGTTCCAATTTTCGACTTTTCTGCGTTCTGGTTTTATTTTCAATGTAAATGGATTAGAGTTTGTATTTGCTTCTGTCTTTTTCTCATAGAACTTATTACTCCCATCACCAGCCAATTTTGGTTGGTCATCTTCTTCAATATCTTCGAGCTTCATTCGTTTCTTGATAACATTCACCAAGAATTTACTATTAATACTAGGATCTGCATAACGATTCTTTAACTGCTTAAATAGAATCTGATTCTGACCTACACCATCATCTTTTGCCATAATTGCTAACATCAAATCTGCTGTTGCTGGTAATCCAAAACTTTCTGACGTATTGGTCAAATCAGGATCAGAACTAGAATACCCTTCACGATTTAATTGAGAACTTGTAATAATAGGAACATTACATTCAACTGCCAGACCACGAACTTCCTCTGCAATAGACTTGATATAAATGTAAGTGTTCATATTAGCTGCCCACTTAACTCTACTGGATGCACAAATATTTAAATAGTCCAATATAATAACTTGTGGTGTGAAATCTTTTTTGATTTTTAACTCACGAATCAATGCACGAAAGTTTCCAACATGAGCTCCTGCTGTTGGATATTCTTTAATAACTAATCTACCAATATTCAATTTATCTAGTTTCTTTTGAAAACTATCTCTTGGAATAATATGTAAATCACCTATATCAATATCCATCAAGTTAGCATCAATTCTTTCTGCTATTCTTTCCTCTGCCATTTCCATAGTAATATATAAAACATCTAAACCCTGTTTCATATACTGACTTGCAAAATGAGTTTTAACCAAAGTTTTACCAACACCAGTTCCACCTAATAGTACAGTAAGTGTTTTTGGTGAAATTCCACCATTGGTAATTTTATCTAACATCTCCATCCCAAATGAAATCTTAGATTCTTTCTTATGATAAAATTCCCACCTATCATCACCATCTTCCAAATAACTATGTCCAACACTTGTATCTAATGAAATGGCTAATGCTTGTGTAAGTATTTCTGGAATAGCATCTTTAGATGTTTTCTTTTCTTTACCTTCTAAGATAGAAATACTTTCAACAATACCATTATATACTGCTTGGTCTTTTGCCCATTTCTCTGTTTCTTGAACTAACCATTCTTCATCATCTGTTTTTTTCTTATATGTCTTTAGAAGCTCTTCACATTTATTGAATGTTGTTTCATTCAAATCATTTCTATTTGATAGCTTTACAGACAATGATTCTATTGTAGGTGGTTTATTGTATTCAGAAATATGTTTTTGTATTTCTGTGAATATTATCTTTTCATTATTATCTTTAAAATACTCTGGTTTTAAAAAGATACCAATAACACTAGAATAGTTACCATTATATATTAGATTTTCTAATATTAAACTCTCTGTCCTCATATCACCCTTTCGTCAAAGTATCCTTAATAATTTTCTTTTCTTTTTCAACATCAATGGATAAGAATGGCTTATAATTTCTCACCAATTTAATAAAATCCTTTGATGCTGGATCAATTAATTTCTTTTCCATTTGTGGAAGAAATTTCAAAATAATATCAAGTGTAGTAAATGTTTCTAATGATATTCTTCGTGATAAACCAAGTTTTAATATAGCTGGATGATTAACTTTTTCTGCCACAAACAATTCATCAAATGTTTTACAATTTTCTTCCATATATTTAATAACTACCTCAATATCACGTTTCAAATGAAAATGAAAATTATTCATTCTCTCCTTATATTCATTATATAAATCACTATCAAATTCAGATGGATATGTTATGTCATTTGTAAATTGTGATAAGAAGAAAAATATTAAATCTTCTTTATGTTCAAATGTATTTCCAAGATTAGAAAAAATTTGTCTTTGTGCTGAATAATTACCTCCACCTTCATACTTTGCAAATTGTGTTTCCATTGAATATTCACTCATATTCAATTTACCATTATACTTGAAATAATCATACTCTCTGGTAAAATGAGCATATAATGCTTGATATGTTATCCATGCTTTAAACGTCTTGTTTTTGTTTTCCATCTTTACTACCATAATTAAACTCCTTAAATACAGCTTCTTCGAGCTGTTTCATTACATCCTCTGTAAAATACTTTTCAGGATCATTGATAATAGTTTTTTCAAATGCTTTTCCAGATGGTGTTTCAAATCTAGTAGATACTTTTTTGAAGATACCATACTTTTCTGCAATAGTAACTAAACCATAATACTTATCTAACCCCTTTTGATAATCCAACATCATTTCAATAATTGATTCTTCCTTTGTCATTCTACCCTTGACTAATTTTGCTTTAATGATATTACCAATAACATCTGTTCCATCTTTGTTTTTTCGTTTCCCTAACGTAACAATCGTTGAAGCTGCATACTTGATTCCACCACCACCAGAAATTTCTTTCTTTGGAAACATACTACCAACAGCGTCGTAAGTATGATTAGTTATTATTAACGGGATATTATGTTTTGATAACAATATTGCAAGAGTCCTAAACGTACCACGAATCATTGGAGCTCGTGTCATATCTCTTTTATCAGAACCACTTGCCACATCACCCATTTCTTTCATTGTAGAAAGATTACCAAGTGAATCCAGAAATATCATTATATTGCCTTTATCACGTTTACTATTTTCAATAATCTTAACACATTGAGTCCTAAACTCCTCTACTGTTGCTACAGGAAATAACCCAATTCTTTTTATATCCAACCCTCGTTCTTCAATAATATCTTTTGTTAATGCACCCTCACTCTCAAAATAAATTACAATATTATTTTTATCTTGTTCAAGAAAATGTCTTGCAATACTCAATGTGATAAATGTCTTACCAACAGCCTCTGATCCTGCAAAGCAGGATATCTTATTGGATGGAACACCACCATACATTGAACCAGAACATAATGCGTTTAACGAATAAGACCCAGTAGATATAAAAGTATTACTATCACCAATAATCCCAGAGGATACAATCGAAGCCATATCATTGCCACTCTCCTTTATTAATTGTTTAATGAAATCATCACTTGCCATTATTTACCTCCTTAAAAAAACGATTCTAAACTTCCAGTATGCTCACTTTTCCAACCGATTGCATTTAAGATATTCTTAATAGGCTGGAGAAATGACTTATCAAATTGTGTATCATAATCTATATATTTTTCTAAATTAAACTCTTTTGGTAAAACAGATGAAACTGCAATTACATTCTCACCAATTTTATTTGGTTCTTTGAGATATGCAAATTTAATCTTATCCCCATCTCGAATTAATTCGTATTTATGTGTGAGATTTTGTTCTTTTAAGAAATGATTATAAAGCAAAACACCTCTTACATGAATTGGTGTAGCTTTAACATAGATATCTTTTGAAGATTTATACTTATCAAGACCACGAACTGATCTCGGGAATGCTATATCAGTAAAATTCAATTTCTTAAATACATTACGATAATCGTCAATGCTCTTTACAACTGTTTTCTCATCTGTCGTAATAATTGTTTTAATCAATGATTGCAAATTATCACGACACCATTCGGGCGTAGAGCTTCTCACACTTTCAATGCCCATTATCTTTAACTTGGGTTCTTTATATTTTACACCTTCATTATCATAAACATTAAGTATATATCTTTTCTTTGCTGTCCAAATACCTTTATCTGCAATTACTTCACGTTCCATGAACATTTTCTGTTCATAAGCGTTTACATATGAATAAAGATTTTTATAACATAAATTAATATACGGTTCAACTTTATCCTTGCAGACCGAATCCAAGAAGGCGACAATCTTAGTAGGTACTGCTCCTTCTTGAAACACATTATCAACCAATCTATCAAACGTAACATAAATGCTGTCTGTGTCGATTGCGATGACATAATCAATATCCTCCGTTTTTAAGAGTTTATTAATGTACCTATTTATATGTTTTTCGATCCATCTGATAGACAACTGACCCGACATTGTGATAGCTTCTGCTTGTTCTGGTGAATAATACAGAAAATATTGGTTTGCTAATGCACCATAAGCACTATTTAATAATATTTTTCTCGACATCTGAATATTATTATATTTTGCTATATTATTAACCACTTTTTGTTTATCTTTATAATCCCCACTCTCTAATTTTTGTT